ATTATTTTCATATATATATGAAAAATAAAGAATATAAAGCACGATAATCTCGTGGGAAGAAAGGAGTTTTGTTCAATGAGCGTAGGAATTTATAAATATGAAAATAAACTTAATGGAAAGGTATATATAGGACTTAGTTCTTGTATAGAAAGAAGATATGGTCAGCATTTAACAGCTGCTAATCACTCTCCCTTAATGACTATTGATAAAGCCATTCACAAGTATGGGATTGAAAATTTTTCTTTTGAAATTATAGAACAGTGCAATGAAGAAGAATTAGATGAAAGAGAAATTTATTGGATAGCTTATTATGATTCTTATCATAATGGTTACAATGATACTAAAGGTGGCAGAAGTCTTAGAGGTGATGACCATCCTAGAGCAATTTTAACAGAAGCAGAAGTATGGGATATAAGAGATAAATATGGTAAAAAAATAAAAAGAAGTGAAGTATTTAAACCATATTTAGAAAAAGGAATTGAAAAAAGAACATTATTAAAAATTTGGAATTGTGAAAATTGGGTTAATGTTCATAATGATGTCTATACAGAAGAAAATAAAGCTTGGCATAAAAAACAAGTAGGACATTCTGAAGATCAAGTTGGTTTATCTTCTTTTGATCGAAGTATGAAACAAAATGAGATAGACCTTTGGGTTAAAGATTATAAAAATGGAATGTCTATTAATGCTATTGCTAAAAAATATAAACATGATAATGGTACAATAGAAAAATATATTAATAATCCCGTAGCATTAAAAAAAGTTAAATATAGAGGTAGAAAAGTTAAAAATATAGAAACTGAAAAAATTTTTAATTCAATTAGTGCAGCTGCAAGATGGTCTCACTGCGGTGCAACTACCTTAACAAGACATTTAAATTCTGATAAAATTGCTGGAACTGTTCCAGAAACAAATGAACCTGCTCATTGGATAGAATTACTTTAACCTGTATCGACTATCCCCTTTGTCGGGGAGTACTGGTGTTATTGACACACACTGGGAAAAGGTAGCCTATCTTGTTTAAGATAGAAGAAATAGTCAGTACCAATAGAAATATTGGATTATGCGTAGGCGAAATCTCCGCACAGACACTTAAAGAGGTCTGTTTCGACAGACAAAGATATAAAAGAATTACTGTTTCTGATGCAAAAGCAACAGAAGAATTGTTAGAAGTTTTGCAAGGTAAGTCTATTTTACCAAGAAAACAATTTATATATAATAATGCGAAACAATTAGGATTTAATTTTACTTGATTTTATTTAAAATTTTTGATATAATATATATATAAAATAAAGGAGAAAAATATGAGTAATTATATAACAGATATAGACATATTAGATGAAAGTAAAGAATCTTTTCTTGTTTACGCTGAAGAAGTATTAACTGATAGAGCAATTCCATCTGCGGAAGATGGATTGCTTAGTGTACATAGAAAACTTATATGGACTATGGAAAATATATTAAAAATGTCCAGCAAAAGTAAATATAAAAAGAGTGCAAGTATTGTAGGTTCTACACTTTCTTCAAGTTATTATCACGGTGATAGTGCTTGTTATGGAGCATTATGTAAATTAGCTCAGTTATATTTGATGCGTTATCCATTAGTTGATGGTGATGGTAACTTAGGTACTCAAGAAGGGAATGGCATGGAAGCTAGTTCGAGGTATACTAATGCTAGACCTAGTAAATATGCAGATTTAATGTATACAGATTATAATAAAAATGTAGTACCTTTAAAACCTACATATAATGAAGAGTATATGGAGCCTGTAGTATTACCTTCTTTATTACCAAATGCAATTTGTAATGGTAGAGAAGCAATAGGTATAGGTTTTAGTCACAATTCATTGCCCGCAAATCTTAGCGAGGTATGTGACGCAATTATTGCATATTTAAAAAATAATGATATAACAATAGATGAAATCTTAAATATTATGCCAGGTCCAGATTTTCCTCTCGGTGGAGTTGTAGTTAATACTCAAGATGTAAAAGAGGCTTATAAAACTGGACATTCATCTACATCAATTAAAGTTAGAGGAGATTATGTAATAGAAGGACAAAATATTATATTTAATTCTATTCCATATCGTACATACAGAAATAAAATAAAAGAACAGATTAATAAGAACATTGATGAATTAGATAAGATTATTGATGATTTTAAAGATGAGTCAAATGTTGGTATTAATAAATTAGTATTTCATTGTAAAGCGGGAGTAAATCCATCAAAAGCAGTTGAAGTATTATTTGACTGTACTGATTTACAAACAAGTTTATCTTACAATATGAATTTTATTGTAAATGGAACGCCTAAATTATGTTCAATGAAACAGTTAATTGAAGCTTATGTAAACCATCAAATGAGCATAATTATTGCGGCAGCCACTTATGATAGAGATAAAGCGGAGAAGCGTAAACATATAGTAGAAGGCTTATTGATTGCTATTGGAGATATAGATAAAGCATTAGAGCTAATTAAAAGTTCTGCAAATAAAGAAGAGGCTACTAAGAAATTAACAAGTAATTTTGCTATTGATGAGGTGCAGGCAACAGCCATTCTTGACATGAAATTATCTGTATTGACAAAAATGGATAAGTCTAAATTAGAAAAAGAGTTAAAAGAAAAGATTAATATTATTGAAGAGTGTAATAAATTAATAGAGGACAAATTATATAGAACTTCACACTTAATTGAAAAAATTAGTAAGATGAAAAAAGAATATGGTGATGCCCGCAGAACTAAACTATTATATAATAAGATAGAGAAAAAAACAAAAGTAAAAGAAAAAGAAGTAATTGAACCAAAACCTTGTGTAGTTGTTTTAACACAAAATAATGATATAAAAAGATTAGAAACTTCTTCCTTTAGGGTTCAACATCGTAATGGAGTAGGAATAAAAAATTCAGATGATATAACATTATATATGTTAAAAAGTAACACTACACATAACTTGCTATTGTTTAGTGAAAAAGGTAAGTTTTATAGTATTAGTGTAAATGATATTCCAACTGGTACTAATAAATCTAAAGGTGTATCAATATATAGTTTAATTAATATGGATGCATCAGATCGTATAATTGCGGCAATCGATCCAAATAATAAAGGTGCAAATAAATATGTGTTATTTGCAACTAAGCAAGGTGTTATGAAGAAAACTAAAATTGATGAATATATTAGCACAAGAAGTAATAAGAAAGGTTCAATAGCAATAAAGCTTAGAGAAAATGATAATATTCAATCAATTAATTTTATAAATGATGAACAAGTATTAATTGCAACGCATAAAGGGTTTGGACTTTGTTTTAAAAGTAAAGAAATTAGAATAACGGGTAAAAATAGTATAGGTGTAAAAGGTATTAATTTATCATCTGATGACTATGTTATTTCTACCATCCCCGCAAAGAAAACAGATAAACTTGCAATTTTTACAGAAGATGGTTCAGGTAAAAGAGTAGAAATGGCAGAATTTAATATCTATAGTCGTGGCGGTAAAGGAGTAAAAATCGTACATGATACTAATTTGGTTGCCTCAGTAATAAAAGTAAATAATGATGATAATATAGTTGTTATTGGTAATAAAAATTCAATTTGTATTGCAAGTAAAGATATTCCTGTATCTTCACGAATAAGTAAAGGCGTAAATATAATTAAAAATAATAAAATAGTTAAATGTTTTTCTATATAGAAGGAAATAATGCGTTATGAGTGAAAAAGAAATTATTGAAACTCTTGAAATGATTCAAGCACAGTTAGAGTGGGATTATCCACTTGAACTGTACTTGGACTTAGATAAAGTGATAAAATATCTTAAAAAAAATAATTCTGAAAATGAAGAAAATTTTTGACTTTCTTAAAAATTTTTGATATAATATATATAGAAAAGTTAAGAAAGCAATAATAGATGGAATGGCAGAGTCTGGTTTAATGCGTTAGTTTGCTAAACTAATGTGCAATAATATGCACCGTGGGTTCGAATCCCACTTCCATCGTTGCACTGAAAGGAGTGTTTGAAGGATGAGTACTCTAATCGAAAAAATTAAAAAGTTATCTGATGAATTATCCCAATATACTATTAGTTATAACAATGGTCATCCTGAGATAACTGATAGAGAGTGGGATACTAAATATGAGCAATTAGTAGAGTTAGAGCAACGCTTGAATGTGTTTCGTCCCAATTCGCCTACTAGACAGATATATGACTTTAGCACTGTATCTGAATTAAAAAAGGTTAAACATAATCATTTAATGTTATCTTTAGCAAAAACAAAGAAAGAATCAGAAGTAGAGTCGTTTATTGGGAATGAAGCAGCTATTGCTATGTTGAAACTAGATGGATTGACTTGTTCTTTAACATATAAGAATGGGGTTCTAGTTAGAGCAGAAACTAGAGGAGATGGAGAGATTGGAGAAGATGTCACTCATAATATTATAGCTGTTTCAAACATTCCTAAAGTGCTTCCTGGAATGTGGACTGGCTCAATAGATGGAGAAATCATTTGTCCTTATGATGAATTTGAAAAGATAAATGAGAACAATGATTACAAGAATCCACGAAACTATGCGGCGGGTAGTATTAGATTATTAGATAGTCAAGAATGTAGTCACCGCAATTTAAAGTTTATAGCTTGGGATTCTTTTCCAGAAACTGGTTTTTATGTTTATTTAACAGATAAACTAATAGAATTAGAAGATTTTGGTTTTGATGTAGTACCAGGATTCATAAATAATGCCAGCCTTTATGAAAACAATGATGATTTCATTACACAATCAATTAAAGCATTAAGAAATATAGCTAAAGCAGAGAATTTACCTATTGATGGTATAGTTTTTAAATATAATGATTGTCAAGTATATTTATCAAAAGGAAAAACTGCACATCACTTCAAGGGCGGGCTTGCATACAAATTTTATGATGAAGAGTCTACTTCTCGTCTAATTGATATTAATTGGACAATGGGTAAAACTGGTGTTCTTACTCCTGTTGCTAAGTTTGAACCAATAGTAATTGAACAAACAGAGATTTCAAGAGCAAGTCTACATAATGTAAGTATATTAAAAGCTATTTTAGGAAAACCTTATAAAGGGCAAAAGATAACAGTATATAAAGCTAATATGATTATTCCTCAAATAGCGTCCGCAGAACAGGCTGAAACAAATCAACATTTTATAGATTATCCTAAGATTTGTCCAGTGTGCGGAAGTCCAACACAATTAAGGTTTAGTGAAAATAATGTAGAAAATTTATATTGCACAAATAAAGAATGTTTAGGCACAAGAGTAACATTATTGAAACATTTTTGTGGAAAGAAAGGACTCGATATAAAAGGTCTATCTGAAAAGACTTTAGATAGTTTGTATAAATGGGGTTATATCTCATCTTTTGAAGATATATTTAATTTAAGACAGTATAAAAAGGAATGGGTAGAAAAACCTAATTTTGGAGAAAAGAAAGTTAATAAAATTTTAGATGGCATAGATTCTGCTATATCTAATTGTGAATTATGGAAATTTCTTTCTAGTGTAAGTATTCCACAGATTGGAGTTACTTTTGCAAAAAAATTAGCTAGAAGGTTTCAAACATATGCGGATTTACGCAATCATATTAAAGAAGGCTTTCTTGATGTAGATGGTATTAGTTTTAAAATAAATAAAATTTTAACAGATGAATCAAATTATATAATTGGTGACAGTATATGTGATAGAATTACTATGATAAATTCTTTATACGAAGGAGATACAAGGACTGATAATGATAATCGTGTTACAAATAAATGTAACAAGAAAAAAATTGTAATAACTGGTAAATTAGTTCATTACAAGAGAGATGAATTAAAAGATTTAATTGAGGCTGCGGGCGGCACAGTAACTGGTGCAGTATCAGGTAAAACTGATCTTTTGATAAACAATGATAAAGAATCAAACACCGCAAAGAATAAAAAAGCTAAAGAGATTGGAATCCCTATTCTTTCAGAAGAAGAGTTTTTGGAAGAATATTTGGGCAAAAAAGATGAATAATATTTATATAAAAATTATATATTATTACCACTCAAAATTTTTAGCTTTAAAAAATTTTTCAACTTGAAATCTTAAAAAATTTTTGATATAATATATGTATAGTAAATGAGAGTAAGATTCTCATATTATTATTAATAAAATAAAATAAATTTATAAAAAGGAGAAAATTATTATGAAAGAATCAACAAGAACAGTATGGAATTACATTAAGGAGCATGATGGAGAGGATTTTACTGCCAGGGATATTTCTGAGGCAACAGGTATCGCTTTAAAGTCTGTAAATCCTATTATCACAGCAGCTTTTCAGAGGCATCGTGATGAGGATAAGAACATTGTACCTCTTACTGTTAGAGAGGAAGCAGTTATTGAGAATGAGGACGGAACACATGAAACTGTTAAGTTCATTCGTCTTACTGATGAAGGAAAGGCATTTGAGTTTGCTGAGTAATTAATAATCTTTATACTATAAAGTATGGCAAGGGGTAATTAATAAAATTACCCTTTGTTTTTTAAGAGGATAGTTATTGAAAATAAGATTTTATATAATGATGACGCTTATGTAAAAATGGCGTCAGATAGATTAAAAGGTAAGTAGGTATGGCTATTGGTATAATATGTATAATTGTTAGTTGTATTATTTTAATTATAGGGTTTCAACATATTCATAATGTTAATACAGAAATAGATAAACAAAATATCGAGGCAGAAACTCAATTAAATATAGTTGAAAATAAAATTACAACAAAGCAAGAGTTATTAAATAAAATTCAGCAAGAGTTAACTCAAAAAATAGTTGAAGAAGAAAAACTTACTGAAAAACTTCAAACTAAAACTAAAGAGTTTAATCAAATATTAGAACAAAATGAAAAAATTTCAAATAACGCATATGCAAATTATGCGGTCGTTTTAGAACAAGCTTATCAAGAGAAAGAGCAAGATTTTGATAAAAGAATTGCTAATTTAAACTCAACATTAGAAAATGCAGAATTAGATGCTCAACAAAAAATGGATGAGGTAGCTTCTGAATTAGAGAAACTTATTACAACTTATGAAAAAAGTAGAGAAGCTATCTTAAAGGAAAGGCGAGCAATAGCAGAGAAACGAAAATATTCAATCTTTTTAACAGATGAAGAGAAGTCAGATATAAAAATTTTAAATGATTTAAAACCAAAGTTACATCAACCAAGAATACTAAGTATGTTAATTTGGCAAACTTATATCCAAAAGAAAATGAAGCAATTAATTATAGATACTTTAGGAACAACTTCAAAAACTGGTATTTATAAAATTACTAATTTTGAAACAAGCGAAGCATATATAGGGCAAGCGGTCAACTAATATCGGCCGATGAAAAACTTTACCTGCCAGCTAGCAGGGGTCGTATTAAATACGGCTAACGAGGAAGGAAAAATTCTTTAAAAATTTTTTTAATCTCGTGGGAAAATTTGGTTAATCTATCTTTTATAAAAATGATATATATATGTAAGAAAGATGGAACTTACAAAAATAATTTTTTTATAAAGGAGAAAAAATGAAAAAAGTAAATATTAAAGATACTAGTGTTATGTGCGGAATATATTTAATAGAATACCCAAATGGTAAAGTATATATAGGGCAAGCTCAAAATATACATCTTAGGATGTTAGAGCACAATAGCAGAGCAAGAGTTGGAAGAAGAGGCAATGGAAGAAAACTTCAACTTTGTGATAAAAAAATAAAACAATATTTCTTAAATGATGGAGTTAAAGAATATATTGTTTTAGAAGAGTGTAAGGTAGAAGAATTAGATTTAAGAGAAAAATATTGGATTTCTCATTATGATGCTTTAAATAAGGATAAAGGTTATAATTTTTTAGATAAAGGCGATGTTTCTGGTCGCAGAGGAATAGATAATACTAACGCTTCTATTAACGATACTCAATTAAAGCAAATAATTGATTTATTGCAAAATAATTATGAATTATCTTATCAAGATATTGCAGATAAAGTCGAAGCATCTTTAAATGTGGTACAAAATATAAATTGGGGAAAAAGATATGTAAATCCTGAATTTCAATATCCAATAAGAAAACCAAATACTCACGTATCGACTCAAAAAAATCAAATAGAAGATTATTTTAAAAACAAAGAGCAGTTAATAGAATTAAAAGAAGATTTAAAATGGAGTTGGTGGCTTAGTATAGAAACTGATTTAGTTAAAAAATATAATATCCCATTAAACATTATGCATGAGATTAACACTGGTAAAAAATTTAATAATATTGGAGAATACAATTATCCAATTAGACATAAAAATATTAAAAATAAAAATAATCTTTTCGAACAAGATATTTTAAATCTTTTAAATGATTTAAGGAATACTAAAATGAGTATGACAGCCATTGGAGAAAAATACCATTTTGGAAGAGCAGCTATTTCTAGAATAAATAAAGGTTTATCTTATAAAATAAAAAATTATGATTATCCAGCAAGAAAAACAGATTAACCAAATAACCTGTATCGACTATTCCCTAAGCCTTCTGGGCAGGGAAGTAGGGCTACTATTAGCACGTAGTCTAGTTTTAGGAAACGAAGCTAGTTAAATGCCGAAACGGTTTCCTTAACAAATTGATTATTTGTTAAGTAAGAAATAGTCAGAAATTATTATTTAATGGTTTGCGATACCGGAAAGAGATTTTTAGAACACGCGAAATGCGGAGTTGGTATAGACACGCCCGCACAAAATAAATTATACAAAGCTATGCAATCTTATGGTATTCACTGTTTCTCTTGGGAATTGGTAGAGGAGTGTTCAAAAGAAGAATTAAATAAAAAAGAAAGATATTATATAAAATTATTTGATACAGTAAATACAGGTTATAATATTTTGAAAGGAAATAAAACATGAAATTTACACATACAGAAGTAATGAATTTTGAAGGTGCTATTAGAGGTATGCGGAATCCGCTTGAAAGTTGGGATAAATCTGATTCTATTTTTGTTCATTTTTCAAGTGTTAAATACTCAACTAAATTACGTGAAGTTGCTTATGAATGGACAAGACGCGATCTTCCCGAAAGTGATATAAATGATTTTGAGTTTGAAGATGCTTTTGAAAAATACTGTACTTGGCTATATCATGCTAAAGGTAATCTTTTAGGACCGAATGATTTTGATTTAGCTACAAGATTAATAAAAAGTGGTTCAGAACATAGAAAATTTTTAAGACAGATATTTGTTAGTGTAGATATTACAGCTCCATTATATTTTTTTAAAGAATTTGATACTTACCACATAGGCGTAACCGCAAACAGTACCTCAACAATGCACAAAATACATTCTAAGCCAATTACTATTGATTGCTTTGAAACAGATGATTTACAGCCTTTTGAAAAAGAAGCAATGGAAACAATGATTGATATTTGTAATACTTATTTATCACTATATCAAACCTCTAAAGAAAAACAATATTGGAAAGCATTAATTCGTATTTTACCTGAAAGTTGGCTACAAACTAGAACCATTACTATGAATTATGAAAATATAATAAATATATACAAGCAAAGAAAAAATCATAAATTAACAGAATGGTCAGAAAGTTTTTGTACTTGGGCAGAATCATTACCTTATATGTCAGATTTTTTGAAATATATTTGATTTTATAAAAAAAATTTATTATAATATATATAAATAAATAAAATTATAATATTATAGTAATGGGAGGTAAAAGAATGAGAAAACCTGAAGATATAAAAATTGGTGATTTGACTCTTAAAGAAATAATTGAAAAATATCAGCATTATGTTAATCAAGATTGCGAAAATTGGAAAAGTAGGCGTACTGTTTTGTGTAGTGGTGTTGATTTATATAATGTTGATTTAGCTGATATTGATTTAAGTTATGCTAACTTATACAACATTAATCTAAACGGTGCTAATTTAAGAGGTGCTAATTTAACGGGCGTTAATTTAATGGGTGCTGATTTATTTGGTGCTAACTTGTGGAATGCTAAACTATGCGATGCTAACTTAGAGCATAGTGATCTATGTACCGCTAACTTATGTGGAGCTGATTTAAGTAATGCTAGTTTAAAGTATGCTAATTTAGAAGCCACCAACTTATATGGAGCTGATTTGAGTAATGCTGATTTAGAGGGTGCTATTTTACAAGGTGCTAATTTATGTTTTACTAACGGAAAAATAATAAAACGCAGAGAAGGAAAAATATTAACAGAACCTATTATTGGCTATAAAAAATGTATGAATAATATAATTGTGACTCTTGAAATACCAAGAGGGGCAATAGTATTTTCTATAAATGAAAATAAATGCCGTACTAATAAAGCAAAAGTTATTAGTATAGATGGAGCAGATAGAGCGTATTCAAGGTATAACGACATGAGCTATTATGTCGGTGATGAATTTACAATATATAATTTTGATTGCAGATATAATATAGAATGTGGTGAAGGAATACATTTCTTTATGTCGAGAGAAAAGGCAGAATCTTATTAATTTACAGTGTACTTGATTTTATGAAAAATTTTTGTTATAATATTATTATAGAAAAAATTAAAAAAGAAAAAAATAAAAAGGAGAAAAACAAATGGCACATAAGTTTATAAACACAGAAACAATTATTGGTAGAGTATATCAACATGATTTAGTAATTAAGAAAGTTCAGAATGAAAATTCAGCAAATTACGGTAAAGATTTTATAAGTGGTAAACTTGATATTGCGGTAGATGAAGATGGTCTTAATGTAATTTCAGTTAATTATACTTATGTATCTCCAACTTATTCAAGCGGTAAGGAGAACACAACTTATAAGGCTTTAAAGAAGATAATTGACAATGGAAAAACTTGGGTTGTCGATGGTAAGGAAAATGCTACAATGGTTAGAGCAACACCTTCTCTTGCATTGAATGATTTTGATACAGAAAGAGATGGCGAAACTGTTCATGTAGCCGCAAAGAAAAATGAAGGCGGATTCCTTAGTATTATTAATTCTTTACCTGAGGAACATGATGAAACTGGTTATAGTCAGAGAAGTAAGTTTACAACTGATATTTTAATAACAAAGGTTAAGAGAGTAGAAGCAGATGAGGAAAGAAATATCCCAGAGTATGTAAATATTCATGGTGCGGTATTTGATTTTAGAGGTAGTATTCTCCCTGTTGATTTAGTGGCAAAAACAGATAATGCTATGAATTATTTTGAATCTCTTGAACCAACATCAAAAGAGCCAGTATTTACAAAAGTATGGGGTACAATAGATTGTACAGTAATTGAAAGGAAGATTACTGAGGAGTCTGCTTTTGGCGAGGCAGCAGTCAGAACTATTCGTACGGGTAGAAAAGAATGGGTTGTAACTGGAGCAGCAAAGGTACCTTATGATTTTGGTGATGAAGAGGTTCTTAATGCAGAACAGGTAAAGACAAAGATGCAGGATAGAGAAGTATATCTCGCAGAGCAGAAGAAGAATAGAGAAGAATGGATTGCTAAGAGAAATGCAGAGAATGGCAAACCAAAGAATAGCGGAGTAACAGTATCAACAGATGATTTTGATTTTTAATAGAAAGAGGGGTAGATAAAATATGGGACTTATTGATTTAAAAAAGCTTACCCCTCATAAGGTAAGTAGAGATTTAAGTGGCTACATTACATATATTTA